TAGGATAGATTCTCTTCAATGAATAGTATTATTAAGGATAAGATAAGACAAGAGAAAGAAGTACTTAATACTTTAGATTTGAAGAAGGAATCTTTGAATGATAAAGTAGATATGCAAGAGAAGTTTATGGAAAAGATAGAGAATCGTGGTAAGGAAAATATAAAGGATAAAGAATGTAAAATTAAAGAACTAACAGTTGAAATTGATACTCATATGGAGAAGAATGATATGCTACAGGGAGACATTGATGACCTTACAAATAAACAAGAAGAGGTCACAGGTGCTGGTGATAAGTTAGTAGAACTTAACAATTATAGGGGTAAAATATCTCAGAAAGTATCTACCATTACTAAAGAGCATAAGTTTTTCAGTGATAATGTAACATGCCCTACATGTACACAATCTATAGATGAAGACTTTAGACTAAATAAAATCGCTGACGCTCAAACTAGGGCAAAGGAGTTGCAATCTGGTCATAAAAAACTAGAAGAAGCAATTAAAACGGAACAAGAGCGAGAGCGTCAATTCACGACCTTAAGTAAGGAGATTACTAAACTCACGCATGGCATTTCTAAAAACAATACTCGTGTCTCTGGTTGCCAGAGGCAAGTCCAAGAACTGGAATCTGAAATTCAAACACTTACCAGTCAACTTGAAAACCGAAGTGTTGAGCATGACAAGTTAAGTACATTTAAGGAGAATCTCCAGGAGACCTATGACGAATTAGTCTCTCATAAAGACCAAATCAAATATTACAATTTCACATACGGTCTATTGAAAGATGGAGGAGTTAAGACTAAAATCATCAAGAAGTATCTACCGCTGATAAATCAGCAAGTAAACCGTTATCTACAGATGATGGACTTCTACATAAACTTTACTCTTGATGAGGAGTTTAACGAAACCATTCAGTCCCCAATACATGAGGACTTTTCTTATGCATCGTTTAGTGAAGGTGAAAAGCAAAGAATAGATTTAGCCCTTCTCTTCACCTGGAGAGAAGTGGCTAAGTTTAAGAATTCAGTCTCGACCAACTTGATGATACTAGACGAAGTATTTGATAGTTCACTAGACGGTCAAGGGACAGAAGAATTTTTAAAGATCATCCGCTACGTGATTCAGGATGCAAATATCTTCGTCATATCCCATAAGACTGGGATGGAAGATAAATTTGAGAATCACATTCGATTTGAAAAACTTAAAGGATTTAGTAGGATGGCATTATGACCAAAGCAACTGTAGAAAGAAGTTGCCACAAAGCAACTGTAGGAATTATAGGTAACGGATTCGTTGGTAATGCAGTTTACCAGAATGTTAGAGATAAGGTAGAAACAAAGATCTATGATGTAGATAAGAATAGATCCCTGAATACTTTTGAGGAAGTATTGCAGCAGGAGTATATTTTTGTATGTGTCCCAACTCCTATGAAGGCAGATGGAAGTTGCGACATATCCATATTGGAGAAGTTGTTTGAGGATATTTCTAAGATAGAAATGGAACTCTTTGAGGAGCGTACCTTTATTATCAAATCTACTGTTCCTATTGGGACAACAAAGAAGTTGGTAGAAAAGTATCCACTTCTATGGATAGTTCATAACCCAGAGTTCTTAACTGCAAGAAATGCTGTAAGTGATCTTGCAGAAGCAGATAGAACTGTTATAGGTGGAGATCCTCTTCTTACAGGAAGGGTTGCTAAACTCTATTGGGGTTATGTTTATTGGGGACAAGAACCTAATATTATTCAGACAACTTCTGATGAGAGTGAAGCAATTAAATATTTCTCTAATACATTCCTTGCATATAAGGTAGCATACTTTAATAAGGTATATGATGTATGTGAGAAGTTAGGTATGGACTATAAGAATCTCCGTAAGGGAATAACCACAGATCCTCGGATAGGTGAATCTCATACTCAGGTTCCTGGTATAGATAATGATAGGGGATTTGGTGGAACTTGTTTCCCTAAAGATTTGAATTCATTGATTCATCAAATGGAATCTCATGACATTAATGCAGACATGCTAACTGAGGTGTGGTTGTATAATGAATCAATCAGAAAAGTTATTGATTGGGTGGTAACATGAACGACAAGATATTAGTCACAGGACATAGAGGTTTTATCGGACGCTATGTTTTTGCTGACTGGAGACGGACTCACGGGTATCTGGTGAAGGGTATTGACCACCCTGATGACATTGTAGATTTTGAACCAGATGATTATCAATTGGTTATTCATCTTGCTGCATGGGCTGACATACGTGAGAGTATGGAGAAACCAGAAGCATATTATGTGAATAATGTATCAAAGGCAAAACCCATATTTGATTGGTGTGCTAAGACAAATACTCGTCTTTTATATGCTTCATCCAGTGCTGTAGGGGATTCCTATTGGGAGAATCCTTATGCTATGTCCAAATGGATCAATGAGCAAATGGCACCTCCTAACAGCGTAGGGATGCGTTTCACGACAGTTTATGGACCTGAGAGTAGGGATAATATGATGTATGGAATGTTGAAAGATAGGACTGCACCATATGTAACTAATCACAGAAGAGACTGGATTCATGTTAAAGATGTGTGTAGAGCAATCAGATATCTTGCTGCTAAGACAGAAATAAATGGTCCTGTACCTGTTGGATATGGTTCATCTATTCCAGTAAAGAGACTAGCAGAAGCATTTGGTCAACCTAACCTTCCTTTAAAACTAGATACTCCTGGAGAAGCAGAAGACAATGTGGCAGACATATCCATTATGTTAAGTACTGGATGGTCTCCTAGAATAAACATTTTGGATACGGTAAATGATTAGTACTTCTAGACAGCAGGGAGATAATCCTGCAACATTAAACCCAGTGGGTATCGCAGATCCAAATTCATATACCGTTGGAGGTGCTATGGAAACTGGTGACTCTGAAAACTACGGTAGTGAAGATGCCGACGTATAAACAGTCAGTAGTATCATATCCTAATCCAACAAAGAGATTTCTTTTTATTCATATACCAAGAACTGCTGGTAGATTTTTAGAAGAGAATATTTTAAACCATGGATTTGAACCCGAACAAGTAATTTGGAAGAGTGTTGATGGAATAGAGATTGCTCATTTCCATAATGAATTATATCTAAAGCATTTTGATGATCTAGGTAACATTCCTCATTTTACTATTGTAAGAAATCCTGTTGATAGGTTTATATCTTGTTCTATATTCCTAACCAGAATGTATGGTGATGATATACAAGAAGCAATGGAAGATCCTATGATGTTTGGGTCTATGCTACAAAATTTTCCTCTTACACAAGCAGTCAACTGGTTCAGGCCACAAGTAGATTTCCTTACAGATTATACTAATATATGGAAGTTTGAGGATGGGTTTGGTACTGACTTTGATGAGTGGATGAGTGAGATATTGGGTGTGGAGTATGAGACCAAGGATGTGCCATATGATAAACTGGACACTGATGAGACCAAAAAGTTGGAGAAGAGTGCTAAACTGGTAAATAATATCATGTCCCTTTATCGGAAGGATTATGAGTACCTCTATCCCGAATTGGCAACACCATTCGAAGAAGGAACCTAAACGGACCTTAAAACCACAGGCATTGCGGCAAGCAAGGCAAAGGTTACAAAATGTTAAGAAGCGTTATATGACCTCCCAGAAGCGGAGGTCTTCTAGTATTGTAGGTACATACAACGGAAAAACAGATGGCAGTTCAGCAAGAAATCAAGTCCCAACTAGCGAAGTTGCTTGCTACTGAAGATCTGGTAGTAGAGCACAGGCAGGTCTCAACAGCACAGTTTGATGTTCACAGTCGTGTCTTGACCTTACCAATGTGGGAAAGAGCAAGTGGTAATGTATATGATATGCTTGTAGGACATGAAGTAGGACATGCTCTTTATACTCCTGATGAGTGGGATTGGAGAGATAGGATCCCCCAACAGTTTATGAATGTGGTTGAGGATGTAAGAATTGAGAAGTTGATGAAGCGTAAGTATCTTGGAATTGCCAAGACATTCTATAGAGGGTATAATGAACTTAATGATAAGGATTTCTTTGAGATAGCAGATGAAGATTATAATACTTTTAATCTTGCTGATAGGGTTAATCTATTTTACAAGATTGGTTCGTTCATTAATGTATCTTTTTCAACTGCTGAAAAGGAGATTGTCGATCTGATTGGAAAGTGTGAAACTTTTGAGGATGCATTAAAAGCAGCAGAGGTTCTTTATGAATATTGTAAGAAGGAGCAAGAGGAGAAGATTAGTTTAGATGGTCAAAAGAAAGGAAATGATGATGATGTTGAATTAAATTCAGAAGGTCAGACAGATGAAGGTAAAGAAGGAGAAGAAAAGTCTGAAGTAGATGCACCACAAACTCCTCAAATGGAAGAGAGTGGAAGTGATCATGGTGAAGTACAAGAACAACCTCAAGAACCAGAAGTTAGAACAGCAGATGCTCTTGACGAAAGACTTCAAGAGTTGGTGAATGATCAAGCATTAGAGAATAATTATGTTGAGTTACCAAAGGTTAACCTAGATACTATAATTGCAAAGAACTCTGAAGTTCATAGTGTAATTGATGAGCATTTCATTCAACAACAAGTAGATCATACTGCTCGTGTAAAACACTATGGTGAGTATGGTGAAGATAATATTCCAGAAAGTCCTTTCTTTGATTCTGATTCGTCCTT